TCAAGGCCGCACCCGTACCGGCGGCAAAGCGTTGCAGATATCCAGCCCGGCCGCAGGACGCTCGTAGAAATCGTCCTTCCGGTTCGCCTTCACCCGGATCCAGTCCGCAAACGTCGGCGACCGGCTGTCCATCACCTGCCAGACCTGCCGTTCCCCCGTCGGCAGCTCGCTCATCAACCGCACCCGGACGATGCCCGTGCGCTGCGCCGGATCGGTGTAGAACCCCAGATCCCCCGTCCCGCGCGGCAGGGCGGCCATAACCTCCATCCCAGACAACACGCGTCCGACCACCGCGATGTTACGATCGAGCTGCCGCGGCGAATGACCGACCGCGACGTACAACTCCGCCCCCGTCCCCGTATCCGGCGCCGGGTTCCGCCCCACCCCGACCATGCCGTAGCAATGCGGCAACCACGCCCGCCCGGCGTCCTCCGCCACCGCCCAGCCGCCGACATGCCCCACCGCCGCGGCATAGCTGTCGCGGTACGGCATCGCCCGGAACGCCAGACCCGCCGCCGGACGGTCATAGTCACGAACCGGCGCCTTGATCCCGGGCGGCAGCGGCTTCGCCTCCGTCGCGTCGCCCCACTGCGTGACATAATTGTCCTGCACCCGGTTGATGCTCGTCCCGTCCCACCAGTGCGCGCGGGCTAGCGCGACGATGTTGGCAACATGCGGCCCCGCGAAATCCGGCGACAACGCGATCGTCACCCGCCGCCCGCCGGTCAGTTCCATCACCAGCACGCGGTCCGCTGGCACGTCCACCCACGCCGACGCCGGCGCGCCCGCCACCACACTCCCCGGCGTCACGGGCTTCGCGGCATCCGAAGCGGCCGGGGCGGCCACAACCGGCGACTGCATCGCCAACATGAAGAGCAAGGGCAGGATCATCTCTGAAGCATGCCATGTCAATGGCGCTTGCGGAAGCGCACATCACCCGATAGGGCGCGCTTTCCAGGACGCGGAGCGGTGGCCGAGTGGTCGATGGCGCACGCCTGGAAAGTGTGTAAGGGTTAATAGCCCTTCGAGGGTTCGAATCCCTCCCGCTCCGCCAATATACCATATCCAGCGATGTATGCCCGTCTACAGGGCCTTGATTTAAGCCACTTTTCTGCTGTTTCTGACGCCTGCGGTATCGACAGTCGTCTACCGGCGTCTACTCACTTCCATGGATAATCCATGGTATCAAAACGCCAATCCATGGTATGTGGGTTGCGTGCTGAACGATGCTAAGATCAAGGCCGCGAAGCCCAGGGAGAAACCCTACAAGCTGACCGACTCCAACCAGCTTTATCTCCACGTTACTCCGACCGGCGGACGCCACTGGCGGATGAACTACACCTACGGCGTGGGTGCGTCAGGCAAGCCGGCCCAGAAGACCCTGACGTTCGGCCCCTACCCTGCTCTCACACTCGTCGAGGCGCGGAAACGCCGTGATGTTGCGAAGGATCTCTTGCGTGATGGCCGCGACCCTGCGGTCGAGCGACGGATCGCAGCGAAGGCTCGGACTTTATCCGACGGCAACACGTTCGAGCGCATCGCGCGGCAATGGTATGAAGCGAATGTGCCGCGCTGGTCGACGCACCACGCCAGCGACGTGATCACCAGTCTGGCACGCGACGTCTTCCCCCAGCTGGGCAACCTGCCGCTGTCAGTCATCACGGCGTCGAAGGTACTGGAGGTGCTGAAGAAGATCGAGGACCGGGACGCCGTCGAGACCGCCAAGCGACTGCGCCAACGCATGTCCGCCGTGTTCGTCTACGCGATCGCGTCCGGCATCGCTGAGAACGACCCGGCCGCGATTGTACGCGGCGCGCTGAAGCCGATCGTCCTTAGAGGCCGGCAACCTGCAATTACCGACCTGACCGGCGTCCGGCAGGTGTTGATCGATGCCGAGGCAGAGCGGTCGCGCACTGTCACGAAGTTCGCGTTGCGCTTTCTTGCCCTTACGGCTGTTCGCCCCGGGGAGCTACGAGGCGCGGCCTGGGACGAGATGGAGGATCTGGAACCGCGGTTCGCGGTCAAGGCCGGCGAGCGCGTGCAGATCAACGCTCCGCTCTGGCGCATCCCCGGCGCGCGCATGAAGGGCGAGAAGGCACGCAAGGCCGAGACCGGCGGTGACCATCTCGTCCCGCTGTCCCACCAGGCAGTCGAGGTGCTGGACGTCCTGCGCCGCCTGACCGGAACCGGTCCGCTCTGCTTTCCGAACGAAAGGCATGTGCGCAAACCGATGTCGGAGAACGCCATCGGCTACCTGCTGAACCGTGCCGGCTACCACCACCGGCACGTTCCGCACGGCTGGCGCGCCGCGTTCTCGACGATCATGAACGAGTGGGCGAAGCATTCCGGCAATCCCGACGACCGCGCCGTCATCGACCTTATGCTGGCGCACGTGCCGAAGGACAAGGTCGAGAGCGCGTACAACCGGGCCGCCTTTATGCCCCGCCGGCGTGAGTTGGCGCAGACCTGGGCGGATATGCTCGTGGCCGACATGTGGCCACCGGAGGTGCATCTGGGACAGCCGATCCGGTACTCGATCGGAAATCCAAAGCCGCTCGCCAACTAATACGACTCCGGACAAGGAAGAGCAATTCTGTAAAAACCGCTGATCGCTTTGGTTAACGGTATCGAATAACCTGCGCCGGATGTGGCGCACATTGTCCCGCTTGTTCTCGAGACAATTGCGCATTGAGCATATGCGCTCGCCCGCAATACCCGACGGCAGGCGTATCTACGCCATCGGTGACGTCCATGGCCGGGCGGACCTGTTAGACGTATTGCTGCGCCAGATAGAGTGCGACAATGCATTACGTGTGCGCGCGATCGTGACGGTGATCCTGCTCGGGGACATTATCGATCGTGGCCCCTATGCGGCGCCGCTGCTTTCTACACTGTCCTCGCATATGCAGCCTGGACTCATTTGCCTGCGTGGCAATCACGAAGCCGCGATGGTGGATGCGTGGAAAGGCAACCGCACCGCGCTGCGAATGTGGTTGAGACATGGTGGCACCGCGACCCTCAGCGGGTTTGGCGTAACCAAAGCAGCATTGGCGGGCACCGAGGAAGACCAGCTTGCCGCGCTGCTCGCCAATGTGCCTCCCAGCATCATCGACTGGATGAGCCGCTTGCCTCTTAGATACCCATGCGGTGATTATTTGTTTGTCCATGCCGGTGTACGCCCGGGAATCGCGCTGACGCAGCAGACGGCGCAGGACCAGTTATGGATCCGCGACGAGTTTCTGACGAGCAAACGCTGGCATGGCAAACGGATCGTCCACGGCCATACCCCCAGCAAGGAGGTCGAGATACTGCCAAACCGGATAGGCGTTGATACCGGCGCCTACACGAGTGAGCGGCTGAGCGCGGTTGGGTTGGAAGGCACAGAAAGCTGGGTGATCCAGACTTGAGGCTGGCGGACCGGTAGGCCGGCAACATCTTCACACCCCCTGTCTGCTAGTTGCCCGAAAAACCGAAACCGTTCAGCATTGTTGGCGAGTCTGACGGCGGTAAAACCAACGAGTGCAATTAGGCATCATCTACGCCAACGAGGAAGTTCGCAAAATACCGAGTTGGTAGACGACGCAAAACAGCCAATGCGACGAACGGTTGGCCGCTGGCTACTTATTGCGCTTGGGGTTGGTCCTAACCGCCAACTATGCTGCTATTCAACAGCACGGTAAGTACGTGTCTACCATCGTCGGATGACGAAGGACCGGTGAACGCCCCGCCATCGGCGGCAGGTAACCGCGGCAGGGACCACCAGCCGCGTGAGAGGACGGAAGGGCCTAGCCCTTGGAAGCGATCCCTTCCGTCCACCTCTTCCGGCAACCCGCCTCGTCACCGACGCAGGCTACATAAGGCATATCTGACATGCCCAATTCCAATCTAATCCCGTTTTCCTTTGGCGACCAGCCTGTTCGTGTGATCGACCAGAACGGTGATCCGTGGTTCATGCTGGCAGACGTGTGCGCCGTTCTTGGCATGGGCAACCCGTCGCAGGCGGCAACCCGGCTGGACGATGATGAAAAGGATACCCTCACTAATGATGAGGGTATCGCCGGCCCGCAGGTTCAGGCTTTCACTATCATCAACGAGTCCGGCCTCTGGTCGCTCGTTCTGACTAGCCGGAAACCCGAAGCTAAGGCGTTCAAGAAGTGGATCACGTCGGAGGTCATTCCGGCGATCCGCAAAACTGGAAGTTTTGGTGTGGTCGATCCCATGGCCGCGCTGAACGATCCCGCGGCGATGCGCGGCATTCTCCTGTCGTACACGGAGAAGGTGCTGGAACTGCAAGGCGAGGTCGAAGAGATGCGGCCCCAGGTTCAGGCCTTGGAGCGCATCGCGATCTCGGACGGCTCGCTCTGTGTCACCGACGCTGCCAAGACGTTGCAGGTCCAGCCCAAAGCATTGTTCGCATTCCTGCGGTCGCACGGCTGGATATACACCCGCGCCGGTAGCAACGAGAGCATCGCCTACCAGATCCAGCTTCAGCGCGGGTTGCTGGAACACAAGACCACGGTCGTCAGCCGTTCGGACGGGTCAGAGAAGACCATCACGCAGGTCCGTGTGACGCCGAAGGGTTTGATCCGGCTGGCGAAGGAGTTCCCGCCGATCGCCATGGCAGCGTAGCTTTACCACCGACGGCGGAGAAACTTGGGCGGCCCTAACAGACTGCCCTTTTCGCTCGTAACGACGGTCTATGTCTTACGAGCCTACCAAATCTGAACGTTCAAGGAGGTCGCGCGCGCCCTTGCAACCGATGACGACCCCGTGCGCTTAAGAGCACTTAGCGAAACTCGTTAAGCATAAGCCGGTGGAGAGAGATGGTGGGTAGAGCTTGGACTACGAGCGACAGAGGCAATGCGGAATGTCAGAATTGCGGCCGGATCTACCGACGCACGCTGCATGATTACGCAGCAAGGGACCAAGACGATTTCAAGTGCGGGTGTGGGGTAGTTCTAGAAGATTGGAACAGCACCAGCGCGCCAGAGTTCGAACTGGAGTCCTTGCCCGGAGCAAAATAAACTGGTGCCGGGTTTTTGAGCCCCGCGCCTTCCAATCCGTATGCGTCGTCTCAGGCCGCCCTCAACCTAGCGATACGTGCCTGCGCAACTTCTTCGCGCCAGTCGCGCAGTTCGGTCTCCGACCAGCGCGACGCGACCCCGCCCGGCTTGTGGGGCGCCGGGAAGGTCCCCTCGCGGATCTTCCGATAGATCATCGCACGGCTAAGCCCGACGACTTCGCTGACGCGCGCGATCGGCAGCAGCCTGTCCAAGCTGTCGGTCATTGGATCACCTCCACCTGCCGAAGCATCAGCTTTTCGAAGCGCTCGAAATACGTCAGCCGGCTGGCGACGCTGTCGTCGTACAGCCAGAGTTGCTTGCCATCCCGCGTGTTCCACCAGACGTCGAGGTGGGCCGGGTCGCGGGCAAAGAAGACGCCGTGTGTCGGCATCACCTTCTCGTAATCGATCCATTCGCCTCGCGTCATGCCGAGCGGCACATAGTCGCGGTTCAGCGGAAGGAACGCGTTCTTGCGCTTCGGATGGTCGACCCGCTGGAACAGGTACGGCATCCAGAGCTTGAAGAACGTCGGTCCGGCCGCCCTTCCATGCCCGCTGGTCAGCCCCGCCGCCTGCCGATCGGACATTGTCATAACGTCTTACTCCGTCCCATTTCGGGATCAGTTACAGTTAAATCACCGTTAAGCGTTTTGAGCATCGCATGTGATGCTCCGTGTCTACCAGCGCCGGATACGGTTTGGGGACTTGGGAGATTCGTACGATGATCGCAGACTACACTGACCGTCTGATCTGGAAGCTGGTCTACGGGGTGTTCCAGTCGGCTATTGACCAGCTCAACGTTGGTGATTGCGCCTGACTGCGGCCTACAGGGCCGAGCGTCGGCGCTACCGACCTTTGCGCCTAGACCTCCGGCTGTCCGCACGAGGGACAGAGGCGGTTCCAGCTTCACCCCAATCTCCGCCAACTCCGACATCAGGGTAAAAGCGCGCTGCAGGCGGTGAGCCTTGATTGCCGCAACCCTTCGCGCGGCGGATGGAGCAGCTTCCCGTTCCATGGTGACCAGTCTTTGCGTGGCGGCGCTGTACTCAGCCCAGGCGTCCGCGATCGCGTCCTGAGTGGGGATGCCGGCGATCACGAAGCTGCCTCAGGCTTATCGGCTGCGGCGGTGAACGCCTGCGCGCGGTTCATGTCAGCCAGAACCTTCTGGTTCCGTAGTTTCGCTTGAGCGAACTCATCAGCGTTCGGATACTCACCGTCGCAACCGTCCGTCACGCGTCCGTCGGGATACTCGATCGGCTGGTCCTCTTGGACGCCGTCCCAGACCCCCTCGGCAGTCGCAGGCACGAGTTTGCCATCAGGCGTTGCGAACCACGCCAGTATGGGCGTCCGTCTGACGAAAACGGGATCTTCGTCCAAGAAAAAGCGGGCGAGGGAATAGCCGGGAGTAGCCGGAATGACCCCAAGGTACGATACCTCAGGTATCTCGTTATCGTAGATGATTACCTCGTTACCGTCGTCCATCTGGACTGCCGACATATACCGGCGCGACTCTACCGTGCCTCCGAGGTACGGGCCGATGCTTTTGATCTTGGCGACCGGATAGCGATGCGTCTGGCGTGAGTTACGAAATAACATAGCTAAGATCCTCAACAGATTGGCAGGTTGGCGGGGTTGCGATGCGGCGGGAGTTCGAAGTGGCCGCACCAGTCGTCCGCGCGGGTCGCGGGCTGCCTCGACGCTTGGGCAAGCTGATCGGTTGGCAGTACCCGGCTCGTTTGGTAGCTGCCGACCGCCAACAGACCCGCAAGGAGATCGGCGATTGCGTCGACGATCACAGGCGGATGCCGCCGGCAGGAACCGAAAGCTTCATCCGGGTTGCCCGACACCGCAGTTGCGCCGTCCACCTGCCAGAAGCGGCAGCGATTGCATTTCTCGGTCATGCCCGTGCCGCCTCCCGCGGGAAGTAGGGGACAAAGCGCGCGGCCTCTGCAGCAAGCGCTGCGTCCCACTGGTGGGCTTCACGTCCATCTGCGTAAGCAACCAGGTACTTGAAGGCGAACGCTGCGGCGTCAGGTGCCGGGACGCTCATCAAAGCTTCCTCGGCGGCAAAGCGGGCATTCATCAAAGCGTCGGAGCGCTCTTCGATATCCCCCGGAATGTCAGCCTCGTTCGCCGCGTAGCGCGCGAACGCCGGAAGGTACGTCGTCTCGTCGTAGATCCGCTCGGCAGTCTTGGCAGCAACGAACGAGGCCAACACGGCCGGCCAAGCCCCTTGCTCGTTATCCGACACCTGCAATGGCGCGTAAGCCCTTTCGAACCGCTCGAGATCATCGAGAAGCGAACGCACCTCGTCCGTGTGGACATTCGCATCCACAGCGATCCCGAACTTGATCCGCGCCGCGGCCAGATCAGGCGCAGGCGTGACGAACAGGACGTTTTCTGCCGCGGTGTCTGCGGCCATCGGAAGGTCGACTGCCGCTTCCGCTGCCGCATAGCCGGGGTCTGCCGGGTGCATACAGGCGAACGGGGCGTTGGCTGCGCTGAAGGCGGCATTCGCCACCCGATAAGCGGCAAGATTACGATCCCAGGTGCGCCGCATCGACGTATCGGTCGGGGTGCGAGTCCCGGTCGGGCCTCCACTCTCGGCAAGGCGGAGAGCGTCGGTCAGCGCGGAAAGCATCATCTCTCCCGCCTGTGTGCATTGGAAGTCCGCAGGATCCACGGCGAGCCAGCCGTCGGGGGTCGACCGCGGGTGCGCGTGATGCACGGCGACCAGCAGTTTGGCCGCGAGATCGGGCACGGTCATCGCGGGGAAGAGGCGAACGTTGTCGGCAGCTCCGACCACTTCGTCCCCTGCCTCCTCTGCGTGTGAGAAGTATGCCGCGAAGTAGGCTTGGAAGAGGTCCGCCATCGCGTCCGTGATGCCGACCGGAAGCGGCGGCAGTGGAACCGCGCCGTCAGTGTCGTCGCGGACGGCTGCGGCGAGACTACCCGGTGTTTCATCAAGGCGCGGGCCGGCGTCGATCCACGGTGCGACCGCGATGGCGCCGGTCGGACTGGCCGGCATCAGGCCATGATGATCCTGGACGTAACCGATCCCGAAATGCTTGCGCGCTTCGGCAACTGCCTGGGCCGCCTCGCCCTCCCCCAGCTCGTGACCTTCTGCCGCCACCTGCAAGGCCGCGATCATTTTAACCACGGCGTCATCAACGGTCCCGGCTTTGGTCTTCAGGACCTTGTCTTCGCACACATGCACAACGGAGAAGAGTTCGCTTTGCCGAGCGTCGGTCAGGTCCTCGTGATCCATCAGCTCGATGATCGCGTTCCGCCGCGCGAGCAGCCCCCGCAACGACGTGTCGGTGTCCAGTTCGTCGAGCGTGGCGTCGCGGATCGCCGCCGGCGACGCCGCCAGCGCGCGGTTGACCGCAGTGGTCGTCAGACCGTCGGTGTAAGCGACACGAATATTGGGCCGGGGGGCGGCGGTCTGCGTGAAGTCGGCGTGCTTGAACTGCGTGGCCATGGTGCATCTCCCTGCGAGGACGCAGGGGTGCAGCAGAGGCCTCCGGAGAGAGCGTGCGTTACGAGCCTGCGATCACCGTCTGGCGACCGCTAAGGTGCTCAGGTGACGAAGCAAGAATTAGCCGTTCTCGCTAATATCGTCAAACGCTCTTTTTAGCGCTTCAGGCAAATCCTGCTCGGGGGGGCGCCACATCGTGCTTACTTCCCAACGCACCTCGCCGATTACGACGATGTCGTATACGCCGAAATAGAATTCGAGATTAGTCTCGCAATTCGGATAAGGTGCAAATCTTGGTGGATCAGATTTGTAAACGCCAAGAAACGGTCGCGAATCGTCCGCGTAATAGGCAAAAGGCCAGCCTTCAAACAAAAGCTTCGAGTTTGTATCAATGCAAACGAATGATCGGAATTGGGTTGTCTTTCCAAATCCGGTGAACTCCTGTTTATCGACTGCAAACACACCTTCCCCGTAAATGTTCACGTTAATAAATTCACCTATCTTGGCGTCCTCCGGTTTAACGCGCTTCGAAAGGTAGACTAGGGGTACAGGTTGATCGCCCGGTCGTAGTCGACCCATGTCTTCGAATATTTCTGACAAGGACACATCGAGGGCACCAGCTAGTTTTTGCATCCAAGCCCCGGAGAGCGCCATAGTGCCTTTCTCAATCTTCTGGATCGTGGACAGGTGTGCTCCATCCCCAATTTTATCCGCCAGCGCCTTCAATGTAAGGCCGCGCGACTTACGAAGTTCTCGAATACGATTCTGTAGCATTGCACTTCCTAACCTCAGGAAAGCCGTTTTAGCCAAAACAGGGAATTGAACAAGGATTAGCGGTTGCGGCTAACAACGCGCCGGCATAAGAATAGCGCATGCAGCTATCATCCTATCTCGCCCGTGAAGGGTACACGTACCTGGCGTTCGCTAAGCGTATCGGAAGTGACCATGCACGCACGGTGGAGAGATACGCGAAAGGCCAATCAGTCCCAAACCGCACAATGATGCGGAGGATTAGCGAGGTCACAAACGCTGAGGTCACTGCGAACGACTTCTTTGCCCAGTCCCCCATGGCGCGTCCTTTCGACGGGTCTCCGTCTCCGACGCAGGGGCAACGTAAAGCGGACACAGAAGCATCGTGACGTCCCCCTCAGTCATTCACCGGCACCGTCACGCGGACGATATCGACGACCTCGTCGAGCATCGCGCCGGCCGCGCCGTAGAGCGTTGTCCCGTTCAGCCGATCCAGCCCGTCGAGAAATCCGTGGATGATGTCGTTCGGCATATCCGTCCTCCGCATCGTGTCGACCAGCACGGCGATCAGGTTCGCGATCGCGATGACCGTCATGCGGTTGTTGTTCCGGGCTTTCCTGTCTTTCGTCATGACAAGGCTTTTGCCGCATGAGCACACCGAACATCCACGGCCAGCGCCGCACGTTTTCCGCGTCAAGCGCGGTCGATGCGCAGAACGCCATCCTGACGGACATCAAGATCGAGGACGGAACGACCTGGGCCGACATGGGCCGGGTGTTGGGCAAGTCCGATGACCGGGCGGCCGCCTATGCCAATACCGCAGCGGCGATCGACCTGCCGACGTTCCTCTTCGGCTGCAAGGAATGGGGCGGACGGTTCGCGGATCCGCTGCTGGGTCTGGTCGGCGGGCGCTGGGCAGATGCCAACGCCGTCTGCACCGGCGACGACCAAGCGGCACTGACGCTTGCGACGCTGTTGCCGGCGATTATCGCGATCGAAGCGGACAACCTGACCGAGGCGCACGAACTGACGCCGCACGAGGTGCTGATCCGCCGCGTCCATACCTTGACGGCATGCTGGCTCAACATGATCGCGGCCGAGAAGGGGCAAGCTGCGCGATGATGCACCGGCGCCTAGGTCAGGACGACTTCCGGCAAGCAGTTGCCGACGCCAAAGCGCGTCACCTGCTCTCCGAGATCATCGGTCGCAAGACCAAGCTAAAACCCCGCGGCAAGCGCGAGATGGTCGGCCTGTGCCCGTTCCATGAAGAACGGTCGCCGTCGTTCGAGGTGAACGACGACAAGGGCACGTACCATTGCTGGGGCTGCGGTGCGGTCGGCGATGCGATGACCTTCCTGACGAAAGGCGAAGGGCTGTCTTTCCGCGATGCCTTCCAAATGCTGGCCGGCGACACCTTCCCCGTCATCTCGGACGAGGAGCGGACTAAGCGCAAGCAGGACGCGGCCGACGCGACGGCGCGGCGCATCCGGATCGGACAGGACTGCTGGCGCCGAGCCCTGCCTTCGGAAGGCACAGCTGCAGAAGCGTATATACGTTACCGCGGCATCACCGCCCCCCTGCCGAACACCGTCCGGTTCGCCGAACTGAACTACCGTGACCAAGAGAGCGGCGATGTCATCGCATCGCGCGTGCCAGCGATGGTCTGCGCGCTGCAGGACGCGGCCGGCTTGGTCGTGGGGGTCCAGCGAATTTATCTGGCGCCGGACGGACGCGGGAAGCTCGACGTGGCCAAGCCGAAGATGTCGCTCGGCATCATCGTCGGGTCGGCATTCCGTGCCGCAGGTCACGACATCGGCAGCGCAACGCAGGTCATCGCCTGTGAAGGTCCCGAAGACGGACTTTCGCTGGCGCAGGAAATTCCGGACCGCCCCGTACTGGTCGCATGCGGCACCGCACTTCTGTCGCGGCTGGATCTGCCGTCGCAGGTCCGCGAGATCACGCTGGCCGGCGATAAGAACGCGGCCGGGCGGACCGCGGTCGAGCAGTCGCGCACCGTCTATCTCGATCGCGGCATCGACGTCGTCGAAATGTACCCGGCCGCCGGCTTCAAAGACTACAACGACCAGCTGCGCGGGGTACGCATGTGACGGGCGCATTCGCCCAGGAACTAGCGGCCGCGCGTCGCGTGACGATCGAGCCCATCCCGTTGCGCGGGGAAGCAACCGTCTCCGCCCCCTTCCCGATCGATGCCACCGGCGCGACCCTCGCTGGCGCGATCCGCGCGATCATGCACCGGGTCCAGGTTCCGGACGCGATCGCCGCCCACTCCGTCCTGGCGGCCGTCTCGGTCGCCATCCAGGCGCATGTCCTGATGGAGCTGCCGACCCGCGAGGTGAAGCCACCGTCGCTGTTCTTCGCGACCGTCGCCGACTCCGGCGACCGCAAGACGACGTCCGACAACATCGCGATCCAGCCGATCAAGGATTACGAGCTCGAGCTGAACGAAGAGTATCAGACCCAGAAGCAGGTCTACAACGCGCTGCACGCCATCTGGAAAGGCGACGCCGCACAGCTGGCTAAGGACAACAAGGGACGCGACGCGGCTACCGTCGCAGCGGCCGTTGCCGACATGGGCAACCCACCTACCGAGCCGCCGCGCCCCGCAATCCTCGTTCCACCCGGCAGCACGCAGGGCGTGATCGACATGCTCGAGAAGGGCCGGCCATCAATCGGCCTGTTCATCAACGAGGGCGGATCGTGGCTGGGCAGCTGGGGCATGTCGGACGAGAACCGCACGGCCACGATCAGCGCCTATTCCGAGATGTGGGACGGTCAGCCGATCAAGACGCTCACCAAGGGCGAAGGCTTCCGGTTCATGCCGAACCGCGCCTTCTCGTTCCACGTCATGTTCCAGCCGGTCTACGTCCAGCAGATGTTCGGCGATGCCGAGATGCGCGGTCAGGGGTTCCTGAGCCGCGTGCTCGCCGCCCAGCCGACCAGCCTCGCCGGAACCCGCCTGCGCGACGTGAACGCGGTCGAGCCACCCGAAGTCGAGCAGGCGATCCTGACCTATCACGAGCGTCTTGCGCGCGTCGTTAGGGCGGCGCTGCCCATCGACCCCACCTACCCGCAGAATGGTTTGACTGGCCGCAGGTCAGTCGGGTTTAATCCGGACGCTGCCGCGTTGTTCTGGGCCTTCTACAACCATATCGAGACGCAGCAGTCGCCCGGAGGCACGCTGGCCGGCATCCGCGGGTTCGCCGGCAAGTCGACCGAGATGGCGGCACGCCTGGCGGTCATCATCCACGTGTTCCAGGACGGCATGAACGCCGGCCCGGTCAGCGCCCCTGCCATGGCTCGCGGCATCGAACTGATGAACTTCTACATCGGCGAGGCTCTACGCCTCGCTGACACCGCCCCGGCAGACGAGAAGGCGGACAATGCGCAGGTCCTGTCCGACTGGCTCCGCGACAAGTGGGACGCTCCCGAGATCGGCTTCCGGAACATTCGGCAGAGCGGTCCCGGCAAGCTGCGCAAGCTGCCACCGGACGACCTGCGCGAGATCTGCGCGCTGCTGGTGCGCAATGACCACCTCACCGTGATCGGGACCGGCGCAACGGTCCAGGGGAAGCACTGCAAGGAGGCGTGGAAGATCAATGTCCGCGCTTGATTTCGCCCCATTCGACGTCGGATCGATGCTGAACTCGGCCTCTACGGCCAAGTGTAGCAGCCCTGTAGCAGCGTCTGTAGCAGATCTCGACGACTTCGCAGACTGGGGCAAAGGCGCGGATTTCCGCGGTTTTCAGCGTGTTCGGGCTGGTGGTGTAGCAGAGGTAGCAGCTGTAGCAGGGGTAGAGACATCTACCCGGCCATGGAGCGCCCCGCTCGCTGCCTTCGCCGAAGCCCCACGTCCCCAGTTTATCGTCGAGGAAACGTGGGACGAGCTGGTCTGGGAAGCCATCCAGGTCGATGACGTTTGGGGTCAGCAGGCGCTTGATCTCGGATGGGATCAACACGACCTGTTCGGGTGCCATCCGACACCCTGGGTTGCCGACGGCAGCAGGGATGGGTTGGTGGCACTGATCGTCAGCCTCAAGTCCCCTGTCCGTATTACCGCCGTCGAGACCGACTGCATTACGCTCCAGCCTATCAGCGGACCGCCTATGCGGTTCCGCTCACGCAAGCCTGCCGGACAGTCCCTGCTCTGGACCGCCTACTCGTTCGGCAGCGGTCCGTAAGTGTAGCAATGACCCTGCTACACCTTTGCTACACGTCGACAGTGATCGGCCTAAAACCTACCTCTATAGCTAGAGAGTTGGGGCGGCTAAGCTATTGTCTTCACTGTAGAAAAGGGAGTTATAATTCCATTCCAGGCTCGTTTGGAGGGCCTGTAGCAGGCCCCTCTGCTACTCCTGCTACACCTGCTACACAGCACAAGGCGACCCGGCCATGACCCCCGATTGCTACGCCTCCGCCTGGTGCATCCTGCGAACTAGCGGGCCGCGTACCCTCCCCCTCACCCGGTCCCTCGCCGCAGCCGGCATTGAGGCGTGGACGCCGACGACGACGCGCCTGATCCGCATCCCACGCAGCAGGGCGAAGCGCGAGCGCGACTTTCCGATCATGCCGACCTTCGTGTTCGTGCGTGCCCGACACCTGGCGGAACTCCGTAGGTGCCTTAGCCTACCGAGTAACCCCCATCCCGCTTTCTCCATTTTCCGGCATACTGGTCGCATCCCGCTAATCGCGGACGGGGAGATCGGTAGCGTGCGTGCGATCGAGGAGCAGGGGCAGCAGGAGCGGCAGCGTGCGCGCGATCGCGAGGCCGACGCTACGCGGCGTGCCAAGCGCTACCACGTTGCCGTTGGGTCGGAAGTGCAGATGCCGGATGGCGGGTTCGCGGGGCTCACCGGCATCGTCGAGGGAGGCGACGGCAAGTTCGCGCTGGTATGCTTCGGAGGCAAGATGCGAGTTAAAGTTGCCTCTTTCCTCTTGGCGACGAACGAGGTATAGGACACCTATCCTGACGTTGTTGTGACGTTGGGCACCGCCGCTCAAGCGGCTGAGTGCGAGCATAGAGCCGGTTGGTCGACTGACCTTACCGCCCTCGCCATCCCCCTGCGGAAGCCACGCTTCCGAGGTTGTCCTACGGATATGCAGTAGAAGCGATCGGGTTTAGCCCGCGCTAGTTGAAGCCCCGGCCGGTGGGCACCGTGCGTCGGCTAGTAGATGGCGCAATGTTTGTCGGAATCCCTTCCCGGAGAGGTGCTGGCTGACGCCGTCGTAACCTTCCCGCATCAGCGTACGCGAGATGTCATCGACATCTCTGCATTTGCCCAAGCGGGCAATCTGGTAGGCGCGCTCGATGATGTGTGGCTGGGTGGTCATGTGGCGTCCGTAATAGACAGCAATTGATTCGCGCAAATCTAGGCTTGATGACCAAAGACACCGGTATAGGCAGCGCGATGGTGATCAGCTACGCGGCCATCAGTCCATATTTTTAACGAGGTTGAGTAAGCCTAGTCCGCGCGGCAGCGGCGGCTGGGGAGTTAAGATTCTATAATCGGGTAGCTTGTCCAGCCGGCCGCGCTCCATGCACGCCACGAATGCACGAAGATGCTTTTCTCGCAGCCGGTCCTCTTCGGTTTCATTTGGGTCCGGCGGGACAATCTTAACGTGTTCCATGCCCGAGTCCTCGGCGGCAGGATTGGTTACCTCAATCGACAAGAGTTGCCGATTAAAGGTTAATCAAACGCTAATGCGAGGGCCGTATGGCCGGAGTACGTTATGGTTGAACGCCTGCGAGGCTCTGCCGGCGTCGCCCAGCGCAGACGCCGATTGGCTCACACCAACGGCCTGTGTGAGCGCTGCCCCGATCGGGGACGGACCACGCTGGCGGTTGAGGTCGATCACATCGTGCCGCTCGACAAGGGCGGCACGGACGATGACAGCAACACGCGCAACTTGTGTAAGTCGTGCCACCTCGAGGTCACGGCCGAGCAGTTCGGCCACCGCCCACCGATTGAGGGGCGAGGCATCTCAAGGTCAGGTCGACCGACGTCGGCCGACCATCCATGGAACCGCGGTCGCTGACCTCCACCCCCCTCCAATAAGTCTGGGGGGCCGCTCGGCAGGACACCGACACCGTCCCCCATGCGCACTGCGAGCAGTTTTTGAGGGGGGAGGGTTTCGGCCCGCGCCGCCGGGAGGGTCGTGATGGCCGAGGTTATTGCAATCAACGGCGGCGACGGCGTCCCACCCGAACCGAACTGGACGCGTTATTTCGGTCGAAAAGCCGACCGCGAAGCCGCGTCCGAGCACTGGAAGCGGGTCGTCAGCGAGATGCGCGGCGCGGAAAAGCTGGCAGTCGCCAACACTCACGCGATCCAGCGACTGGTCGTTGCTTACGTCACGTACGACATCTCCGCGAAGGCAGTGCTGAAGCTCGGCCCGGTGGTGCCCGCACCGCGGACCAAGGTTCTGACGTACAATCCGTGGTGGACGACGATGTCGAACGCGGCAAGCCAGGCGCAGGCGCTCGAAAAGGAACTGTGCATCTCGCCACGTGAGCGCGGGGCCGGCGCCAAGGTCGTGAAGGCCGCGCGCCGCACGACCGGCGCCGATCGGTATCTAAAACCGCGTGGCTAACCGATTCCTCGCCGAACCCGATCCCACCACGGCGTGGGCAAAGGCCGCGCTCGAGGGCAAGCTGTTCACCGCCGGCGAACTGGTCAAGCATGCAGCCGAGCGTCACCTGCGCGATATCCGCGATGGCGAGCGTCGCGGCATATACTGGCGGCCGGAGGAGGCGGCGCACGCGCTGGAGTTCCTGCCGTCAGTCTTCCAGGTGACGGACGGCCCATCTGCCGGCCGGCCATTCTATCCGCTGGAGTGGCACACGTTCGTTGTCGGCTCGCTGTTCGGCTGGCGCAATGACGCCAACCGGTGGCGTTTTCGGACTGGGTGGCTCGAGACGGGCAAGGGGCAGGCCAAGTCCCCGTTGATGGGCGCGATCGGCGTCTACATCATGGGCTGGTGCGACATCGCGCGCGCGCAGTGCTACGCGATCGGCGAGGACAAGAAGACCGCGAACGTCCTTTTTCGTGACGCCGCGGCCATGTGCCGCGCCACCATCCCGGACCATGACGAGGGAGAAAGCCTCGAGGCACTGGGCGAGGTCGTTATCCGCGGCGAGCTCGAGAATGCCTGGAAGATCGAACACCCGGACAGCGGCTCGTTTTTCATGCCGATCGCCAGTGGCGAGAGCAAGTCGGGGCCCCGGCCCAACTTCGTTGCCGGCGACGAGATCCATGAGCTGACCGACGAGAACGTCTTGCAGACGTGGAAACGCGGGATCGACAAGGTCGCGGGCAACGCCTTGATGCTGTTGGGCACCAACACGCCGGCGACATCTCAGCACGTCGGCACCGCTTGGTCGGAAATGTATCAAGCGATCGCCAAGGGCGAGGCGCGAGACGACAGCGCATTTGCGTTCGTTGCCCGGGTCGACAAGGCGGACCGGGAGACTGTGTTCGAGAACGAGAAGTGCTGGCAGAAATCCCTGCCCGCGCTCGGCGAAACCTTTCCGATTACGAACATCCGCGAGACGGTAGCCTCCGCCCTGTTGCGACCGTCGACGAAGTCGAGCGTCAAGCGGCTGTATTTCGGGATCGACACCGCCTCGGCCGACTTCTGGATCGACGAGGAAAAGTGGTCCGCGGTGCAGGGCCCAGTCGACGAGAAGGTGATGCGCAACCGGTTCTGCCGGCTGGCGCTCGATCTGTCGCAGAAGAACGACCTTACCGCGCTGTCGGCCGCCTGGGAGCCAATCGGCGACGAACCAATCGCCGTAAAGAGCTGGTACTGGACGACGAAAGACGGGCTACGCGAGCGTGCCGACAACGACAAAGCTCCGTATATCGACTGGGTCGAGGATGGCTACCTGGTCGCTACCCCGGGCTCGACGATCGACTACACCTTCGTGGCCATGCAGGTTGCAAAGCTGATGGCCGAACAGAATGTCCAGGAGCTGGTGGTCGACCCAGCCTTCATTTCCGGTTTCATGGACGCGTGCGCTGAAGTCGGACTTGAGGTCTGGCTTTACGGCGGTCCTGACAAACCCATTGGACGCGGTCTGAAGATCGTTGCGCATGCCCAGGGCAAGCGGGTCATGTTCGAAGACCGGCAGCTGTGCATGCCGCATTCGATCACGCGGACTGAGGACGCCATCCTCGACCAGCGGATCCTGATCGACAACTCACCAGTGACCTACAGCTGCGCGGCGAACGCCGCGATCGACGTCGACGGCCAGGGCAACCGCGCCTTCGACAAGAAGCGATCACGGGGCCGGATCGACGGCATGGTCACAACGGCGATGGCCGTTGGCGCCGCGACCGCCAGCGTGAAGCCGAAAAAGAAATCGGTCTACGAATCGCGCGGGGTGCGCAGGGTATGAGGGGGGTGATTGCGTATGTCGCCTGACGCATACCGAGCAGCTGCTGCGTTCCGACGTTCAACCGCACGCGGGGCTGAGATCGCCGGTGGCCGGCGCGGGCCGCCAATCGCCGCCTACCAGGCGCACAGCCTAACCGACGGTGATGATCCCGCCCTTGCATCGTTCATTCGCGGCGGGCGTGAGGGCCTTGCCGGCGTCGCTGTCAGCGACCGCATGGCAATGCGTAACTCGGTCTTTTTCCGGGCAACGTCGCTCATTGCAGGATCGATGGGCATGCTGCCCCTTTCGCTCTTTCGCCGGGCGCCGGACGGCACCACGTCGAAGGCGACCGACCACCGGTTGTACCAGACGCTGAAGCTCGACCCGAACGGGTTCCAGTCGCCGTCAGAGTTCAAGAGCTACATGCAGCTGGCGGCAGTGCTCGACGGGAACGCCTTTGCGCAGGTCGTGCGGCTGAACGGCGAGGTGCAGGCGCTGGTGCCGTACGACCGCGGAACAGTGACGAAGGAGCGCCGGGGCGCGACGCTCCGATTCAAGCATACGCCGAAGTCCGGTGGAACGACGTACCTCGACCCCCAGGACGTCTTCCACTTCCGCGCGCCGGTTTCGCTCGATGGACTGAACGGGCTTGGCCTTCTGAACGTCGCGGCCGACACGATCGGGCTGGCCCACTTGGCCGATCGCGCGATGTCGAAGCTCCTGCGTAGCGGCGTGATGGCCGGCGGCGCACTGCAGGCGAAAGAGGCCCTGTCCGACGATGCCTATGCCCGGCTCAAGGCGGACATGCGGGAACAGTATTCCGGCGCGGACAACGCCGGCGAGTGGATGGTCCTGGAAGAAGGGCTCGAAGCAAAACCGTTCTCCGGATCAGCTCGAGACACACAGTTTGTCGAACTGATGAAGCGCCAGGCCGAGGAAGGATCGCGCTTCACCGGCGTCCCCCCGCCCCCTGCTCATGTTCGACGAGACGGCTTGGGGCAGCGGCATCGAGCAGCTCGGCCTCTACTTCGTCGTCTACTGCCTCTTGCCGTGGTTCGTGATCTGGGAAGAGGCCGTGTGGCGGCTGCTGTCGGTCAGCGAGAAACGCGCCCGCAACGGCACCATGCTTTACGCCAAGTTCAACGAGCGCGCGCTGCTGCGCGGCTCGATGAAGGATCAGGCCGAGGTGATGGCACGCGCGCTGGGCTCCGGCGGCGGGCTTCCCTGGGTCACGCAGAACGAAGCGCGTGAGTCCTTCGACACAAACCCCAAGCCCGGGGGCGACCACCTCCCCCGCCCCGGCACCAGCGCCGCAACGATAGTCGAGGACGAGACATGATCTATACCCGTCTCCGGGCCGTGATGGCCGCCCAGCGCCCGCCCGAGATCGGCAACATCGGCTCCGGTTCGGACTGGAGGTTCGAGACCCGCGCCCTGGCCGCGGACTTCGAGAAGGTCGAGGTGACCGCGCTGGCGTCCGACCGTCCGACGATCTCGATCTTCGGTTACATCGGCGACGACGGCGATGGCGGCGGCATCTCGACCAGCCGTATCGCCGGCGCGCTGCGCTCGGTGGCAGGCAAGCCGATCACCGTCGAGATCAACTCGCCGGGCGGCAATTATTTCGAGGGCGTCGCGGCTTACAACCTGCTGCGCCGACACGATGCACCGGTCCGTGTCGAAGTGGTGGGCATAGCCGCGTCGGCGGCCTCCGTCATCGCGATGGCTGGCGACGAGATCGCGATCGCCGCGAACGCCGAGATCATGATTCACGAGGCGCGCGGGCTGTTTCTTGGCACGAAATCCGAGATGCGTGACGCCTGGGAGACGCTCGCGCACGTCGATACCGCGATGTGCGAGACCTACGCGGCGCGGTCCGGCCGCCCGGTCGCGGAGTTCGAGGCGCTGATCGCAGGTAAGGATGTCTATTTCCGCGGACAGGAGGCGATCGACGCCGGCCTCGCGGATGTGCTGATGGAGCGGCAGGCCGAGATGCCGGTCTATGCCAAGGCCACCAAGTTTCCGAGCGACAAGGAGTCGCTCGACACGTTTCTCGCGAAACTGGACATGCCGCGATCCGAGCGGCGCGACCTGTATCGCGCGATGGGCACGCGAAACGCTGCCGACCCTGCCACGCCCCGCGCTGGTGATGAACCGGAGGCCGATCTCTCGCGCCTCTTTGCTGCCCTAACCGTCTGAAGGAACAGACATGAACATGATGACCAACCTGCGCGGCACCCCCGCGGCGGGCGGGGGCCTCATCGCCGTGCGCGCGGAAGCCCAGCCCAAGAAGCCCGACAGCATCGAAGCCCTCGGTGTCGCATTCGAGGCGTTCAAGAAGACGCACACCGACCAGCTCGAAGAGATCAAGGCGGGTAAGACCGACGTCGTTACGTCGGAGAAGCTTTCGAAGATCGAGGGCGAGCTGGACAAGCTCCAGGCCGCGATCGAGAGCGTCAACCTGAAGGCCGCCGTCGGCAATGATAACGGTGAGAAGATCCGCGACCCGGAATATACCGGCCAGTTCCAGGCCTACTTCAAGGGCGGCGCGCCGACCGCGAAGCTGGAAGAACTGCGCGCCGCGGCAACGAAAACCGACGGCGAAGGCGGCTATCTGGCGCCGATCGAGTGGGATCGCTCGATCAGCAAGCGCCAGAAGGTGATCTCCCCGATGCGCCAGAATAGCTCGGTCATCACGATCAGCGGTGCGGGCTTCAAAAAAGTCTATTCCGACGGCGTGGTCGGCAGCGGCTGGGTCGGCGAAACCGCCGCCCGCCCGCAGACCGTCACCCCCGGCCTCACCTCGCTCGGCTTCACGATGGGTGAGCTCTATGCCAACCCAGCGGCGTCGCAGGGACTGATCGACGATGCCGAGATCGACATCGAGGCATGGCTCGCTGACGAGGTGTCGGGCGAGTTCGACAAGCAGGAAGGGATCGCCTTCCTGTCGGGTGATGGGTCCAACAAGCCGGACGGCGTGCTGACCTACGTGACGGGCGGCAGCAATGCGGCCAAGCATCCGTACGGCGCGATCCTCGCGCTCAACTCGGGTGACGCCACGAAGGTCACCAGCGACGCGCTGTTCGATCTGCAGGCAAGCCTGGAAGCCGAGTTCCTCGCGAACGCCAAGTTCTACATGAACCGCGGTTCGCAGGCGGCCTTTCGCAAGCTGAAGACGGCAGACGGTAGCTACCTCTGGCAGCCCAGCCTTGCGCTTGGCGTGCCGCCGACCCTCGCGGGTGAGCCGGTCGTTGATATGCCCGGCATGCCCGGCGTTGCGGCCGGCAACGTCGCGGCGCTCTACGGCGACATGGTCGAGACCTATCAGGTCATCGACCGCACCGGCGTCCGCGTCCTTCGCGACCCGTACACCGCCAAGCCCTTCGTGCTGTTCTACACGACCAAGCGGGTCGGTGGCGGCGTGAAGAACCCGACAGCCATGCGCGCGCTGCGCATCGCTGCCTGATACACCGGGGCCGGCTAGGACGCCGGCCCCTTCCCCCCGGAGAAATTATCATGGCCAGCACCAAAGCCACGGTCGACACGACCGACATCGCTCCCTCTGGCGTTCCTGGCGTGTCCGATACGACCGGCATGACCGAGGACAATCTGACGCCTGCCACCGATGTCGCGGCGAGCGGCGCCTTCATCGAACCCGAGATCGTCGCGCGCATCGATGTCGATCATCCAGCCGTCGACAACAACCCGCGCAAGGGTCAGCCCCGCATCGCGAACCAGATCGACTTTAACGATCCGATCCTCGGCAGCGAAGACGCGGTCGCGAAGAACCTCAAGGATCAGGCGGAAGCCTGACCGACGTTCGGGGCGGGTTGTTCCCCCTGGCCCGCCCCGGGCAACCCAGCGATGCGAGGTGACCTATGCCCGAGCCCGTCTCGCTGGAACTTGCGAAACTGCAGCTGCGCCTCGGCGGCACGGCCGAGAATGCCCTGATCGAGCAGTCGATCACTGCGGCCCGCGAATGGGTCGAGAAATACACCGGTCACCTGTTGGTGCGCCGTGAAGTCGTCGAGGTTGTCGGCCCGCTCCGGAGCACGGTGAACCTGTCCGCCTGGCCGGACGTCGACGTGACGAAGGTCGAATATCTCGCCGGCGGTGCGATGGTCTCGCTGGATGCCGCGGATTACCGCGTCGCCCCGATCCAGCGCCCGGCGCAGCTCGCCCTGGTCGCTCCGTCCGGATGGTCCGGTTCGGGCGCGCGCGCAGCCGCCGCTGCATCGTCGCCCGTCATCACCGTGACGATGCAGGCCGGATACGCCGACGGTGCAGCCCCGGCCGCGCTGGTGCGCGTCATGCTCGTCCTGATCGCAGCCATGTACGACGGCCGTGGCAGCCTGTCCGACGCCGCGATCGCGTCCGCAACCGGGCTATGCCGCCCCTACAAGCTGTGGAGGGTCTGATGGCTGACATCACGCTGCGGTCCGAGGATCTGCCCGACCAAATCACCTTCCAGCGCAAGGTCGCCGCGACGGGTTTCGCCAGCGCCGGACAGGAGCGGTGGGTTCCGGTCGATACCGTCTGGGCCGGCGTGCAGGACCAGCTGCCCAGCCGCAGCGAGCGCGCCGACGACGGCCTCGTCCTGGCCACGGGCCGCGCGCGCGTCCGCGTTCGGTGGCGCGACGACATCACGGCCGACATGCGGATCCTGCACGGTGACCGCGTGATGCAGATTATCGCTGGCCCCGCCATGCTGGGACGCCGCGGCGGCCTGGAAATGATGGCCGAGGACTATTCCACCGCTGGCGGTACCGCGTGAGCGCGACGATGCGCGGCGGCGCCGACCTCAGCGCGTTCCTAACGGCGCTGCCCCAAAACATCGAGCGGAACGTCCTGCGCACCGCGCTGAAGGCCGGCGCGGATGTCATTGCTGAGGGCGCGCGCGAGGAATGTCGGTCCGAAGAGGTTCGCGGCACGATCAAGACGAGTAGTCGGTCCGAGAAGGGCATCGTGACGGCCAAGATCCAGACGAAGGGCGATGGCGCGTTCAAGGCGCCGTGGCTGGAGTTCGGAACCGCCCCCCACTTCATCAGCGTCGACGACGATCAGACCGGCGGCAAGACGGTGCGGCGAATTAACCTGGAGGCGAAGCGCGGCTCGCTGGTCATCGGCGGCATGTTCGTCGGCTCGACGGTCTACCACCCCGGCGCCCGGCCCTACCCATTCATGCGCCCGGCCGTCGACACGCGGGAGACGGCCGCGATCGCGGCGATCAGCGCGCATATCGCGGGCAAGATGACGCGGGCCGGGATCGAGACGCCCGTCCCTGAGTATCCGGCGGAATGAGCGGTGTCCTGATCGCTGGCGAGTTGCTGACGGGCTTCGAGCCGCTCACGACGCTGGTACCCGTCGACCAGATTAAGGCGTGGGTGCTGCCGCAAGGTACGCCCCTCCCGTCGCTGGTCGCGACGCGCATCAGCCGGACGAAGGTCCAGTTCCTCGCCGCGGAAAGCGTGTGGCTGATCACGGAGCGGGTTCAGCTGACCGCGCGTGCCGGGAGCGGCCTGGCGCGCGACGCCATCCTCCGCGCCGCGGAGCGCGCCTGTGCGGACCGTACCGGCACGATCGCCGGATTTGATCAGGTCGCGGTGTTGTTCGCCGGTGCCGGACCCGACTTCATGAATGACGCGGCCGACATCTTCATGGGCAGCATCGACCTGCGCATCAGCTTCAACGAGCCCGCCTGACCTTTCACAACACTGGAGACAGCCATGACGATTTCCAAAAAGCACGCCGTAGCATTGCAGCAGATCACGCACGGCGACGACGCATTTGCCCAGAGCGCCGTGATCATCGGCATGCACGCCGGCCAGTTCGGGGACTGGGAGATGGCGGGGCTGGTACGCGAGGCAACTGCGACGGAAGTCGCGGCCGCAAAGGGTGAGAAGACCGTCGCGCGCAAGCCCCGGAAGCGGTCTCCCAGCAAGACGCCGGCAGCCCAGACACCGTCCGTCTAACGCATTCCATCAGCGAGGCGCACCGTATGACCAGTTCGACTTCTGCCGGCACGACGCTGGCAATCTCAGCGGCGATGCCGGGAACGTTGGACGTGGCCGGGTACGGTGCGTTGGTGTACACTACGATCGGCGGGGTCGAGAGCATCTCTGCTTTCGGACCGCAGTCCGCGGTCAACACCTTCGAGCCGCTCGCCGGCGGTCAGCAGAAGCACAAGGGTCCGGTCAACTACGGATCGCTGCAGCTGCCTCTCGCCGTTGATAATGCGGACGCCGGACAGGCGCTGCTGCGTACGTTCGCGGATCCGGACAACAGCGCCCAGGCGACGTTCCGCGTGATGCTACCAAACGGCGACGTGCGGTACTTCCGCGGTCGCGCGTTCGGCTCGCCGGAGACGGTCGGTAGCGCGACCAACGTGCTGATGATGACCGCTACGGTCGAAATCATGACACGGCCGCGCGGGACTGGGGTCGCCAATCCTACGCCTACCCCGACGCCGACCCCCACCCCCACCACGCCTCTCCCGAGCGTCCTGTTCGTGAAGGGCGACAGCATATCGACACAGGACTATTCGCCGCAGTCGTGGGTCGACCTGCTAGACCTCGGCCCGAATGTGACGATCGTCAATTACAGCGTCTCGGGGGCCACCCAGACCGCTGCGGCGAATGACTTCAACAGCGACCACGCGGCCTATTACGACCCCAATAAGCGGAATGTGCATGTCATCGCGCGGGTCAGTAACGACGTCGCGGGATACACCGTCTCCCCTGCCGCTGCCGATTTCTACGACACGAAGACGACTGGCTACATCGCTGCGGCCAAGGCGGCCGGCGACTATGTCGTGGTTCTCACCATGCTGCCCCGCGACGACGCATTGATGGACTCGGCCAAGGAAGCGAACCGACTGTCCTACAACGCGAAGGCGGTCGCGAACGCCGGGGGCGCAGACGTTGTAATCAACATCGCCGCGGACAGCATCATGGGGGCCAAGCCGGTGAACAGGGCGTTCTACAACGACGACCTGGTCCACCCGGTGTTGGGCGGTCAGCAGCGCATCGCCGCGATCGCGCGTCCGCTTCTCCTTCCCCTGTTCCAGCTGGCGCCCCGCCAGCCCGTTGCAGCGCCCGCCGACAAATCGATCCGCCTAACGGGCCTCACGCGTCTGACCGAAAGCGCCAACGGCACCGGGTACAACTACACGCCCAGCGGTTCGGTGAACTACAACAACCTCTATGCTTCCGGTTATTCGGCGGCTGTACTGCCTGCGAATACCGACGGCTGGTGGGGCGCGGCTATGAGCGGCTTTGGCTCAAGCGGTTTGCTGATCGGACTGGCGACCAGCGCGGCACCACAAAGTTACGGCGATTGTTACGTCGCTCTGTATGCCGACAGCGGGGCCTCCGGCACGAAATACAGCTATACCGGTGAGGACACCGGCTCAGGGCAGGTGACGGGTAATGTTGCCCCGGCAGCCGGCGACATCCTGCGCCTCCGGCGGGCCGGATCGACGCTGTACGCCGAGGCATCGAAAGACAACGGCGCGACGTGGCTATTCCTTCAGTCATTCGACGCCCCGACGGGTGCGGTCCGGCCCTTTTTCCAGACGGGTAACGCCGGTGCGAATGGCGTCATCGTTCGGCCCCGTGGATCGAGTAACATCGTATGATCAGGCAAGCCCCACCCGCACCAAGCGAACTGAACGCCGCCAAGAAGCGCGTGGCCGAGTATATCCGCTGCTGGCATCCCGACTTTATCGTGCGGCGCGATCTCGAGACCATTCTGGCGTCGTTTGAGCCTGAGTGCGGCCTAGACACAGCCACCTAGGCCGGAAGGCCCGACCCCAGCTTGAACAGGTCCTGATGCCTCGCGCTCGGGCCTAACCCCTTTTGCCCGCCGGGCGAAAACCCCCGCTGATGCGGGTCACCACCATGGAGAAATATCATGCCAAGTTCGACTTCGGCGGGCACCACGATGGGCGTGTCCGTCGCCGCACCCGCAACCATGGACGCCGCCGGTTACACCGCGCTGACGTACACCACCGTCGGCGGCATCGAGAGCATTCCCGCTTTCGGTGCGACCAGTGCCGTCAACAGCTTCCAGCCGCTTGCCGGGCCGCAGGAAAAGCACAAGGGGCCGGTCAACTACGGATCGCTTCAGATCCCGATGGCGACCGACAGGGCGGACGCCGGCCAGACGATCATGAACACGCTGGGCGAGCCCGACAACAACGCGATGGGCTCGTTCGTCGTGACGTTCCCGAACGGCGACAAGCGATACTTCCGCGGTCGCGTGTTCGGCTCGCCGGAGACGGTCGGTTCCGCGACCAACGTGCTGATGACCAACTCGACGGTCGAGATCAACACGAAGGTCGTGAAGGTCAACGCCGCCTAACCCTTCCCGAGATCCGGCGCCCGCGACGCCGGCATCCCCTCATGTGTCGATCCGGTCCGCTGTCGCGGGTCTGGGCCGGGTCGGCGCACCATCCTCCCGCGAAGGACGCATCCCATGGACATCACCCGTTACAAGCCCGCCCTCACCTCGTTCATGCATCTCAAAAGCCCGGACGAAGAAGAGCCGCTGTTCGAGACGCTCAGCACCAATCCGGACGAGATCCTGAAGGAAGCGGTGGGCATCACGTTCCACAGCGCCGGCAGCCCGGCCTATGAGGCGGCCGTCGCCAAGCGCACCAATCGGTCGCTCGTCCGCAGCAAGAAGAAGGCGGAACTCACCGCCGACCTGCTCCGCGCCGACACCGTCAGCTTCCTGACCGACGTCACCGTGTCGTTCCACCATCTTGACTATCCGCCGGCCGAAGGCGCGATCGGCGAGGATCTGTTCCGCGCCGTCTACGCCGATCGTGAATATGGCTGGGTCGTCGAGCAGGCGAACGCCCACCTGGGCGACTGGTCGAATTTTACGAAGGGCTCGGCGAAGAGCTGAGCCTCTACGTCCGTCAGGTCGCCTGGCTGCTCGCTATCCCCCGGTGGAAGGATGGCAGCGGCAAGGAGACCAAGCTCCCGGCCCGGATGGAAGGCTACAAGGCCCGCAAGGCCGACCCACCGCTGCCGCCCCTCACCGCTCGTCACGTGTTCGACTGGCTGATGGAGGTTGGTCCCGCGGATGTCGGCGCCATGGGGCAGGTCCCGCTCGGCTGGTCGACCATCCGGGACTGGGCGGACGGCACGTTCCAGCGGCTGTCCGCGTGGGAGTTCCGGACCCTGCGGAAGCTGTCCGCCGAATATCTCGCCGAACTGAGTGCCGCCGAGGATCGCAACCGACCCGCGCCCTGGTCGCCGGGTCGTGCCGACATCGATCCCAAAACCGAAGAGCAGCAGCTGCGCGCCGTGCTTGGCTGAACAGAAAGGAGGTCGCCATGGGTCAGAAGATTGCTTCGCTCGAAATCGAGCTGGCCATGGCGACCGGCGGAGCCGTGTCCGATCTCAACCGCTTTGGCGGTGTCGTCGACAAGGTCAGCGCGCAGGCGATCCGCGACCTGGACCGGATCGATGCCGCGACCAAGGGCGTCGGTGACATGACGCCGGCGACGCGGCAGATGGTAAAGTTCGCTGAAGAGACGGCGAAGTCGGCAATCAGCGCAGCTCGGGACTTGGCGCGCGTTGAGGCGGCGGGCGAACGCATGGCGGCACAGCTGGACCGCCAGCTGGCCGCCTATGGCAAAAGTTCGTCGGACATGCGGTCGATGAAGGCGGAGGCTGCTGCCCTCGCAGCCGAGCAGTCCGGTGCATCCGAACTGGCGTCGCGCATCCGTGCCAAGGAAGCCGAGCTCTACGACAAGGAGTTCGCCGCCATGCGGCGCCTGCGGCAGGAAGCCGATGCGCTGGCAGAAGAGCGAGCTGCGGCAGCGGCGATCGCGGCGGCTGCAGCCGAGCGCGACGCGACCGCGGCGCGCGAGGCCGCGCATGCGCACCAGATGTTCGAGGCCGCGGTCCGATCCGGCGTAGCGGCGATGAAAGACGCCGATGCCGTGCAGCTGGCCGCGAAGCGCGATGCTGAGGCAACGGCCACACGCGAAGCCGCCCATGCCTATCAGATGTTCGAAGCCGCCGTCCGCTCGGGTGCCGCGGCGATGCGGGAAGCCGACGCCATTGACGCGTCCGCGCAGCGCGAGCGCGACACGATCGCGACCCGCGAAGCAACGATCGCCCATCAGTTGTTCGAGGCGCGTGTTCGCGAGGGCACGGCCGCCATGCGCGCTGAAGAGGAAGCGGCGCGCAGGGACTCGGCAACGCTCGACCGTTTACGCGAGATGCTCGACCCGGCCGCAGCGTCGCAGAACCGGCTGAATGCCGAGATGGCGGAAGCCCAGCGTGTGATGCTGGCCGCCGGTCACAGTACCGAAGAGGTCGCGCGCGCGCAGGCCCTGATGATCCAGCACAACGATGGCGCGGTCCGCAGCACTGGCCAGGTGAAAGCCGGCATGCAGCAGTTGTCCTACAACCTTAACGACGCCGCGACGATGTGGGCCATGCAGGCCAACCCTATGCAGATCTTTGCGTCGCAGGCCGGTCAGACGATGCAGGCGGTCCAGCTGATGTCCGGGGAGGCCAAAGGCTTCCTCGGTTTGATGGCGGGGCCGTGGGGACTGGTAATCACGACGGCGATCGTCGCGCTCGTTCCGTTGATCGCGAAGATGATCGAGATGAACCGTGCGGTCGACGACGCCGTCGACAAGCTGAAGAAGCAGGCGGCCGAAGACGAGATCACGCGCAAGGCGCAGGACCGGTACAAGGTCAGCGCCGAAGGTGTCGCGGCCGCAATCCGGGACGGCACGCTGGCGACCAAGCAGTCACTGGACGCTCTGCGTAGTTCCGCCGAGGCCGCGAATATCCTCGCGAAAGCCAACCTCGCCCGCGAGATCAGCATCCGGCAGGTCACGGCCGCCGAGCTGGAACAGGCCAAGGTTCTGGCGGAGAATGCCAAGGCGACAAACATCTTTGCCGGCGGACCGGGCGGCGCCCAGTCCCTCGTGTCTGCGCAGTACGGTGCGCGCGTCGGCGAGCTGGAGAAGAAGCTGGCCGAGCAGCTTAAGCTGATCGAGCAGGCGCAGCGGCGGGTCCAGTTCACCCGTATCGACCTGGCTGCGGACGCCGCCGCGCGCGCGACGGATCCGTTGGCGAAGATCAACCATCAGTTTGACCAGCAGGTCGAGGCGGCGAAGCGGGCGGCTGCGGCGCAGGCTGCAGCTGGGCACGCGGTAGATGCACGCCTGACGCGCGAGCTGACAGCAATCGAGACCGCACGTGATGCCGCCGTGAAGGCAGAACAGGACCGGACCTCGGCTGCAAAGGAAACGGCCAAGCAGATCGGTCGAAATATCACTCTGTCGGAAGCGCGCGGCATTGCCGAAAGCGTCGGCGGGCGTGTGACCAGCGACCATCGTTCGCTGGCCGAACAGCAGGCGCTCTATGCCAAGTATGCCGCCTACAAGGCGGGGAACGGCCCGTGGGCGGCGCTTGCGGCGAAACCCGGCACCAGCAACCACGAACTGGACCAGGCTGTCGACGTCGCGAAGGGCGGCGGCGTCACGCTGAAGAAGCTGGTCGACGCGTACCGCACGGCCGGGGTCAGGGTGGTCGAGGCGCTGGACGAAGGCAGTCACTTTCATATCGCCTGGAAGAAGGTGGGTGAGCAGGCGCGCGATCAGACCGCCGAACGGCAGGAAGCTGCCCGTGCCATCAAGGCCGTCGCAGACTTCCATCAGGACCTGGCCGAGCAGCACGGCGAGTATCTCGCCGAACAGGCCCGTGACACGCGAGAGCTCATGGAGACATGGGGTAAGCCGATCCACGGTGTTGACGTCACGGACAGCGCCATGGCGAAGATCGGAAACTGGGCCGACCATCACGGCCCGATCGCCGAGATGAACAAGGCGCTCGACGAGCAGGCGCAGTGGTGGGACGAAGTCGGTCAACGTGCCAATGAGGCTGCGTCCAGCATGGAACGCGCCTTCGGCCGCGTCGGCGGCGCGATCGGCGACGTTACGGTCCTGCTCGCCGACTATGGCGCTCGGCAGGCCGAGATCGATCGCGCGGCAAAGGATCAGACCGATCATCGTCAGCGGTCGAGCGAGCTCGAACTGTCGACGATGATCGGCCTGACGGGTGCCGCCAAGACGCTCTTCAACGAGCGCAGCGCCGGATACAAGGCGATGGAAGCCGCCGAGAAGGCGCTGACCCTCATCCAGTTGGCCCGCACAGCGGTCGACGTGGCGGGCGGTGCTGCAAAGATGTTCGCGCAGCTCGGTACGTTCGCGTTCCCAGCCGTCGTCGCGATGGGCGCGGTCATGGCCGGGCTCGGTTTCGCAGTTGCGACCGGTGGCGGTGGTGGCAATGACTTGCCCGCAGCCAACGAGGGCACCGGCACGGTGCTCGGCGACACGGACGCAAAGAGCGAGAGCATCCAGCGGTCGATCGACCTCCTGGCGGACATCGACGATGCCACCCTCGGTGTCAGCCGCGACATGCTGTCGTCGCTGCGGTCGATCGAGGACAGCATCGGTGGCCTGTCGTCGCTGCTCGTGCGCGCCGGCAACGTCAATGCGAGCGGCGGCGTCAACGAGGGCTTCAAGACGGACGCGGTCGGATCGCTGCTGAGTAAGATCCCGGTGATCGGCGGTCTGCTCGGCAACCTTTTCGGTAGCAAGACGACGGTGGTAGGCAGCGGCCTATATGGCGACAGCCAGTCGGTTGGCGACATCCTGTCCGGCGGGTTCGACGCGTCCTACTACAGCGACGTCCAGAAGAAGAAGAAGCTGTTCGGGCTGACCACGTCGACGAAGTACAGCACCAGCCTGACCGGTGCGGACGCCGGGATCGAGGACCAGTTCACGCTGCTGCTGCGGCAGTTCTACGACACGATCGGCGCGGCGGCCGCGCCACTCGGCCAGTCGCTCGACGCCGTGCAGGATCGCCTGCTCGGCTTCACCGTCGACATCGGCAAGATCGACCTGAAGGGCCTGACCGGGACCGAGATCCAGGAGAAGCTGGAGGCGGTGTTCGGCGCGGCGGCGGACGGCATGGCGGAGGCCGCGATCCCCGGCTTGTCGCGCTTCCAGAAGGTCGGCGAGGGCGCGTTTGAGACGCTTGTGCGGGTCGCGTCCACCGTCGAGCAGGTCGACGCGGTGTTCCAGAAGTTGGGCGTGACGTCCGGCACGATGGGCGTCGATATCGACATGGCGGTCTCCGGGCTGTTCGACAGCGTGTCGGACTTCACCAGTGCGGCGGACAGCTACTTCCAGGCGTTCTACTCCGACGCTGAACAGGCTGCAGCGCAGACCGCCCAGATGGGTCGGGCGTTCGCGGGGCTTGGGCTGGCCATGCCCGAGACGCTGGCCGGTTATCGGGCGCTGGTCGACGCGCAGGACCTGTCCACAGCGGCGGGTCAGCAGATGTACGCCACGCTGATCCAGCTGGCCCCGGCGTTCGCGGACCTGAAGGGGTCGCTGGACGGTGCGGCGTCGGCCGCCGCCATCGTGCGCGAGCGCGAGGATCTGAACAAGCAGCTGCTCGAGCTGTCCGGCGACACCGTCGCGATCCGGGCGGCCGAGCTGGCGAAGATCGACCCGAGCAACCGTGCGCTGCAGGAACAGGTCTGGGCGGTCCAGGACGCGCAGGAAGCCGCCAAGGCGGCAGAGCAGCTACGCGATGCCTGGAAGGGCGTCGGCGACGGCATCATGGACGAAGTGAAGCGGATCCGTGGGCTGAACGATGCCAGTGGCGGCGGGACGTTCGCGTCGCTGATGGGGCAGTTCAACGCCGCGAACAGCGCCGCGCAGGGCGGCGACATGGACGCGGCAAAGAGCCTGCCGCAATTGTCGAAGTCGCTCCTCGATGCCGCGGCACTGGCGGCGACCAGCCGGCAGGAACTCGACCGGGTCCAGGCGCAGACGGCAGCGATGCTCGAGGCGACCTACGCGACGATCGGCGGCGACGATCCGGCCGACACGTCCAGCACCAGCACGGCTGCGGCCGCGCTGTCCGCTGCCCAGGCCAGTGCCAGCACCGCCGCCACGAACGACAGCCTGCTGAGCGAACTGAAGGCCCTGCGGGAGGAGATGACGGCCATGCGGAACGACAACAACGCCGGCCACGCCGCGACCGCCGGCAACACCGGCGCCGTCCGCCGCACGCTGGAGTCTGTCACGGCCCCGGGCGGCGACGCGATCGCAGTGGCGAGCGCCGCATGAGGGTCATCACGCCGGCCGGCGAAACCATCGAGCTCGGCACCACCGAGACCGGGGCCACGATCGGGATCATCGACTACAGCCGCCGGGTCACCGACGACTATGGCGTGACGACGGTCGTTGAGCGCGGGTTCGCGCGGAAGATGTCGGTGCGGCTGAAAGTGCCGTTCGAGGCGGTCGACGGCGTCCAGCGACGGCTGGCCGACCTGCGCGCGACATCGGCGCTCTGGGTAGCGGACGACCGGTTCGCGACCCTTCGCATGCAGGGGTTCTACAAGGATTTCTCGATCGACCTCGCCACTCCGCCGAACAGCTATTGTTCGCTGTCGGTCGAGGGCCTGGCAACGTCCGATCCGGTCTCGGACAGTGGCGGCGACCCGGCCCCGGACGGTCAGGCGTCCACGCTGCAGCTGCTGCAACCGGTCCGGATTGCGGGCGGGATGTTGGTGGCGAGCAACGTCGACGAGACCGACTATCCTGAATGGTCGGCCGGCACGGCCTATGGCATCGGCGCGCGCGTCATCCGGTCGGCAACGCACCGGATCTACGAAAGCACGGCCGCCGGTAACGCCGGCAACCCGCCCGGACCCGGCTCGACGGCATGGTTTGACGTCGGCGCCACTAACCGGTGGGCGATGTTCGACGAGGCGTTGGGGTCGGTGACCTTCTGGGACGGCATGATCGCCGTCACCATTGCCCCGCAGACAGCCGTAGACGGGATCGCACTCCTCGACGTCACGGCGGATCGCGTCCGGGTGCAGGCCGCAGGCTATGACCGCACCGTTGTTCCCACGGCCCGCCCCGGCTCCGCGCTGTTTCTCGATCTGCCCGCCGGGTCCGGCAATGTCACGGTGACGGTCACCGGCGGCGGCACGGTCACGGTGGGTACGCTGCTGATCGGCCGCCGGCGCCGGCTTGGTATCACCGGTGCATCACCGACGGCCGGCATCACGGACTATAGCCGCAAGGTGGTCGACGACTTCGGCGAGGTCACGATCGTCGAGCGCGCATGGGCCAAGAAGATGAGCGCGAAGGCGCTGATCCGGACGGACGCGGTCGATGTCGTCTTTGACCGGATCGCCGCGGTACGTGCGCGCCCCTCGCTCTGGATCGGGCAGGCCGGGATCGACAGTCTGACGATCTACGGCTTCTTCAAGGATTTCTCGATTGAGGTGGCGGCAGGCGTCAGCACGCTATCGCTGTCGATCGAGGGACTGAGCCGGGCGGCACCGATAGCCCCGCCGATCGCTCCGGGGAACGGTTCGGTCGAGTGGCCGGACGTGAAGGATACGGACGGCAAGAAGCCGGCGGACAACGCCGATGTCACCGAGGATGCGTTGCCCGGCCTGCTGCCAGATGCGCTGCCGTTTGCGTATCAGAAGCTAACATGGCGATCGCCGACCGAAATAGACGAAGACCTGAACGGTGCCATCGACACACTCGCCGAGGCGACCCTTCGCAACGAGGTATTCCGCGGCGAACTGATGGAGAAGACGACACGGCCGGACGGCACCGACATCTACCAGTATATCGACGGCCTCGGGTTGAAGACGGACCAGCATGAGGCGTTCGTGGCGCTGATGCGCGCGGTCGGCACTGACGGTTCCGCCAAGTTCGGACTGATCGCCCGGGGTGACGGCGGCATCGTCGGCATCGAAGGTTTCGCCCAAGGCAACGTCCGCCAGCTGTCTTTTGTCAGTTCGCAGTTTCTCTTCACGGATAACAGCGGCACCGTCAGCCGCAACGCGATGGTCTACGTCAACGGCAAGTGGATCATGCACGCGCTCGAGGTCGACACGCTGAAGGTGAACACTGCGGTCGCACCTGTCCGTGTCGTTGCCGGATCCTACGTCGCCGGTAAGTTTGCAACGCAGACCGGGTTTGCCGAGCCCCGCTCCGCACTACTTACAGCGGCCATCGTCGTGCCGGTCGCCGGGTGGGTCGAGATCACCGCAAAGTTCGTCCAGGGGCAGACTGCCGGCAACGGGCCATGGTCCGCCTGCGTGGCGATGAACGGCGTCGATGACACTTACAGTTTGATTGGCGACGGGTTGTCGCAGGCCAACAACTTCACCCAGGGCAGCTTCTACTGCCCGGCGCCCGGTACGTACACAATCACCCTGCAATGGGCAGCCTACACCGGCGTCCAGATCCGCGAGCGGTCGCTCTTCATCAAATTCTTCCCGTTCACGGAGTAGCGAAATGAAATTGTACGCAGTGCTCTATGACGATGCCGGTGAAATCCGGCAGCGCATGTCCGGTGGATCCGAAACCATCGCTGCGACCGCCGAGGCCTTGGGTCTGCACAGGATGATTGTCCCCGACGATGGGGCATATGAGCAGACGCACGTCGTGATCGATCGGATGATGGTGGAGAAGCCGGCATGATCCCGGTCGATGAAGAGAGCTTCGCGGGGCTCGTCGCACGCTTCGAAGAATTGCTCGACCGCCAGGATGCGGCCGTCATGCGCGTGGTTGTCATGACGATCGCAAGTCCGGGACCGGTCGATCTTTCGACGGCCGATCATGGCGGAAAGCGGATCCGCATCAACAGCGTCGGGGTCTGCGACGTCAGGCTGCCCCAGAGTTCCCCGGTCGGAACGGTGTTTTTGCCACGCCAGACCAACACTGGCCAGCTTCGCTTCCTGCCGTTCGGAACGTCAGTCCTGCGGAACGGATTGAACCATAACGGCACCGCCCGGCAGTACGCCGCGGTGAGTCTGACCTGCGAGCGCAACGACGACGGCAACTCGGCCGTCTGGATGCTCGACGGCGACACGGCGGCGGTAGGCTGATGTTCCAGGCAGGCTTCTTCCCAACGATCGTCGCGATCGCGCCGTCCCGCGTCCCACCGGTGCAAGCGCGCTACATCGCTCCATCCGGTACCGGCGACGGAAGCAGTTGGGCGAATGCCGCGCCCATCACGGCCCTGAACGATCTGATCGGGCAGCTGACAGTCACCGGTGGCGAGGTGCGCGTTCGAGCGGACGCCGGATCGTACACCCTGCCCGGATCGCAAATTGTGCTGAACAAGGGCGGGACGCTCGGCAAGCCGGTCATCATTCGCGGCTCGGACGTCCTTGGACAGGCGATCGCGGCCGAGATGCTCGGCAACCGCCAGTCCCCGCGGTGGCAACCGGGCGGTGCGACCGGCGCGGAGCAGATCTGGTTTAACGCTGGCGCGAGCAACCTCATCTTCCGGGACTTCCGGTTCCGCAATGCCGGCACGTGCTTCCGACTGCGCGAAGCGAACACGAACCTGCTGTTCGAAGACATCCGTGGCGACAATATCCGGCGCCTGATTCAAGGCAGCGGCACCAATGCGACGATCGTCGGCCTGACCATCCGGCGCTGCTCCGGCTACGGTTTCTCAAAGCAGTTCATCCACGTCCGCTACGACAGCAGCAACGTGCTGATCGAGGACTGCTACGCCGACGCCGAGATGCAGGACGGCGACCTGTGGTCGGCAGGCTTCGTGCTGGACGACACGGCGCACGACGTCACGATGCGCCGCTGTGTCGGTCGGAACTGTGTCTACAACGCCGGGACACTCTACTGGAACGCCGACGCGTTCGCCGGCGAGGGCGGCAACTACCGGATCAAACTGTACGACTGCGAAGCACACGACTGCACCGACGGCGGCTACGATTTCAAAAGCGAAGTCGAACTCTTCAACTGCATCGGCGACGGCAACAAGCGGAACTTCCGCATGTGGGGACCGGCGACGCTTTACGACTGTATCGGTCGAAACCCAAAGGATCGCGGCGGCACCGGGTCGGCGGGCCAGGTCTATTCGTACAACAAGATCGGTTGCGTGCGGGTGAAGGGCGGCTCGTTCACTCAGCAGGCCGACAACATGCTGATCCCTTTCCACGTGTTCGACTACGGCTTTCTGACGATCGACGCCGCAGCCCAGGCCGGGACGGTGAAGCCGGCCAGCGTCCCCTTGTGGACAGACGAGGGGCGCCCCGATGCACTCTTCACTATCTGGGACGTGAACGACACCACGTTGCCCCAAATCACGACGGACCTAAACTTTACGGTCGACGAGAACCTGCCGCGCACGTTCGACATCGCGATGACGGAAGCGGCGTCCATCGAGATCAGCGGGCCGGACCGGGCGAAGTTCGAACCGCAGGGGCGAAGCCTCATCATGAAGCCGCAGGACTTCGAAGCGCCAGGCGGCCCGTCGGTACTGGGCGGCAACGTGCTGCGCATAACCCTGACGGCCGTGGATGCGAACAAGAACCGTTCGGTCGCAAAGGCGATGAACGTCATCATCAACGACGTCGCCGATGATCCGATCGCACCGGCGGAGGCGTTCGGCTATTCCGGATCGGACGGTGCGTGGTTCGACATCGGGGATATGTCGACGCTGTGGGCGGACGTGGCGATGACGCAACCTGCGCAGGTGGGGGGGTTGGTCGCCGCCGTCACGGATCAGAGCGGTCGGGGACACCATCTGCGGCAGGACGATCCCGACCGGCAGGCGCGGCTCCGGCAGGTCAATTTCACGACGTATTTGGAGTTCGACGGATACCAGACATTTTACCGGCTGGGTTCGCCGGGCGACATGCGGTTCCCTGCGTTCACCATGGTCCTGTCGATGATGCGCGACGTCGACAGTTCGACCGGCCTGACGATCGCCCTGTTCTTCGGCCGCCGCGGTACCACCACTTCGCTCGACACCAACGGCACCTTTTGGTTTGGCCCGCGAGGCGGGACGTCGGCGTCATTCCGCACGACCGGCACGAACGGGACGAGTAACGGTATCGGCACCGTCTCCAACAAGGCGGTGGCCCTGTCCTACCGGACGAGCGATGGCATCGTGCGATCGAGCAACAACACGCTCGGCGTCGGGATGGCGACGATCATCGATGCCCAGGACGTTGCCGCCAATCCCTACCCGCTCACCACCGAACAGCCGCTGGTCGGCGCGCGGTGGACGCCCGAGACTGGCTACATCGATTTGCTGAACGGACGCCTCTACGGCCTAGCGGTGCTGAACGCGGCAGTCAGCGACGACACCCGGTTCCGCATCGAGCGCCAGCTCGGCCGCACCGGCGGTGTCTCAATCTAGCCCCAAAACCTCACAGGAGAAGACCAATGATCAAGATGCTCTTCCGGGCAGCCTTTGCGCTGTCCGTCGCTTCGCTATGCCTGCCTGCCGTGGCGCAGCAGCCGATCGCTGCCCCGGCTGGCTTCGTACCCAAGCAGGCGATGACCTTCGCCGATGCCGACGGCAGGGCGGTGACCGTCAGTGCCGCCACCCCGCTGCCCGTGGGCGGCCTCGGCGGCGGCGCAGGGGGTAGCAGCGGCCCGATCACCTATGCCGACATCTCGGTCACCCTCTCCGCATCCCAGTCGACCGGCGCGGCGTCGGTCCTCCCCGCCAGCACGACCCGCAAGGTGCTGATGATCAACCCGCCAACCGACTGCACCCTGCGGATCAGCAGCGGCGCGGGCGGAGGTTGGCCGCTGTTCGGCGGGGTGCCCAACACGATCGCGGCCGGCGAGGTCCCGGCGAACGCGCTCTACATCACCGGCCTTTCGGCGGGTGCTGCTGTTACTGTCTGGGAGGGTTGAGCGATGGACGCCGCCGCATACGGAGCAGCGAAAGCTCTTATATCCCAGCGTACCCGCGTGCTGATGGCAGCGGGACAGTCCGGCCCGATCTACGGCCCGGCAGGTGCCGGGTTCGTCACGGCGCAAAGCGTCACGCTGCCGCCCAACACGATCGTAGGAGGCTGCACGCTGCGGTTGCGGCTGTTGCTTGCGAAGTACGTCCCATTCGGCGGCGGCCATAAATGGCGTATGCGGATCGGCAATCTGGTGGTCGCGCAGAATGATATTGGCGCATCTTTGCTCACGACCGAAATCGAACATCTGATCCGCATCGCAAACGATCGGAAGTCCGCGTTTGTCTACAATACCAACTCGCTCGACACGCCCTCGCTGGCGGCCGGCAACGTCGCATCGACCGGCGCGAAGACTGGCTCGACCGCCAGCCTTGGTGCCCGTCAGCCGTCCAGCTACATCAATTTCGTCAGCAATTCGGCTCCGCCAACAGGCGAGACGGTGCTGGTCGATTTTGCGCAGCCCGTCACCGTGTCGCTGGATGTGCAGGTGGTGAACGGCGACACGATGGAAGTCATCGGTTCCTCGCTCGAAATGCTGACCGCCGGCAGCGGCCCTAGCAACGTCGCCAGCCCGCGTGCGACCGCGATCTGGGGTGACAGCCTGACCGAAGGAACCGGCGCGGTTGCAGTGAGCAACGTCCCGATGGACGTGACGGCCCAGCTCCGCCGCCAGCGACCCGGCTGGCCGATTGCGTCCAAGGGACTGGGCGGGCAGAAGTCGGCCACAATCGTCGATCGGCTGATTGCGGATCAGGTGGCTGGGCGGCAGTGGAACGCCGTCCTGTGGATCGGCACGAACGACTTCGACGACAATGTCGGCAACGGTCCGGGCTGGCTCGCCGCGATCCGGGCCCAGGTCGATCGCGCGCTGGCCTATCGGACCAACTCGAGCACGCTCGTCTGCAACATGTATCCGCGCGCGGGTTGGGCGGTCGGTGATGTCAACTATGTCGCCATGCAGCAGGTGAATGCAGGGCTGGTGGCAGCCTATGGCGGGCGGGTCGTCGATCTGTTCGCAGCGCTCGCGACCGATAACGGCAAGCTGCCTACGGCTAACCTAGCAACTGGGGATGCCATCCACCTGAGCAACGACGGCTACACCGCCGTCATGCAGTCGATCCATGCCAGGATGACCGCGCTTAACTGGAACTAGTCCCCCCAACAGATCACCGCTGCCTGAAGAAGCAGGCCTAACAGGAGCACCCCACCATGAAGACGAACCACGCCGCCGGCCTTGTGCCGGTGCGGTCGCCGGCGCGCGTCCTGTGACAGAGCCATCCATCATCCATGTCGTCGGGGTAACCGCGGTATGGATCATCTTCCTGTCCGCGCTGCGGTTCATCGCGGTAAGTGGGCACGGTCTAAAGCCGGTATTGCTTTGCCTTAAGCGGGTCGCGCGATCGAGGAACGCCACTTGGGCGGATCGACGGCGGTGGTTCGGCCAGAGCTTGGACGCGCGGTATGCGGACCTGATCATAGCGTTGACGACGCCGTGGTCCGGTCTGTTGCTGTTCGGCGGCATGACCCTGATCGGCCTTGGGTTGTCGTTCGGTAGCGTCGGCGACGTCGTGCAGCTGGTGGCGCGCCTACCTGACCGCTGGAGCGCCTTCGACCGCAGCATGGACTTTGCGGGGGCGATCGCGCTGTCGCTCGGTATGTCGGCGGTTCACGCGGCCGTGACGCGCAAGCGATCCCTCAGCGTCTACGTCAGTATCGGTTTCGCGGTGATGGGCCTCGGCATCGGCGTCGTCACCGCGGTGCGGCCATGAGGGTCCCGGACAGCTGGTGGGTGTTCGCGCTCATGGTGTTCGCGGTCGCGTCAGGCCAGATCGGGCGACTGGGTCGGCGAATGGAACAGGACCTCCCCGTCGGCCGCAAGCAGATCATGGTCGAACTGACGATGCTGCCGGCGTTCGGCGCGCTGGGTGGCGCGCTCGCTGCCGAGTACGACTGGCCGGTCTATTTCATCCTCGGTGCTGGCATCGCGGCCGGGTGGACTGGGTTCGGCACGTTCCGGCTGCTCGTTGGCGCCGTGCGCGCAGCACTAAAGCAGCCGGACGACAAGCAGGGCTGACATGGTGCCCCGCCGGCGGTTCCGGGGTGGGAGCTGCCGGCGAGGACTACGCGGCTGTTCGAAGGACCGCGCTGACGCTTCTATAGCAAAGGATAATCCAATAAGCATCATTCTCGGTCCGCGATCGGCGCAGAACCTGCTCGGTTGGGCGATAGGCATTATTGCAGATCGTCCCCGCCGGCCAGCTGACTAAAGCGTCCGGGCGGGGACTGCGCGGAAGACCGACTCAACCGCGGTATAGTTAATTTACTTTAACAACATGACAGGTCAACGGCTCGCGGCAGTCCTTTAGTCGCGCCTTTTACTTGGTTGGTCCGTTCGCCCCGTCGGTCCGGAAGACCGTTGCCGACGGGGCTGGCGGCAAGTCGGTTACCGCACCGCACAACGACTCATTTACCAAAAGTCGGTTCCTGCCATTTCCTCACATTGGAGAGTATGATGACGAAGGCTTCTGAGCCGGCGTGGCTTCGCCATGCCCGAAAGCTGGTCGGCACGCGCGAAGCGGCCGGACCAGCCAACAGTCCCACTATCATGGGCTGGGCTAAGGCGCTCGGCACGAAGGTGCTGGGCATGATCTACAACGCGGACAGCGTGCCCTGGTGCGGACTGTTCGTGGCCGAGTGCATGCGCGCTGCCGCCCTGCCCTCCGCGCCGATCGCGGTGCGAGCGAAAGCCTGGGCGGCATGGGGGGCGAACCTGTCGGCCGACAAGCTGGCGCCCGGCGCGGTGCTGGTGTTCGAGCGACCAGGCGGTGGCCACGTCGGGTTCTACGTCGGCGAGGATGCGACCTGTTACCACGTCCTTGGCGGCAACCAGGGCGACCGGGTCAGCATCATGCGCCTGGAGAAGTCGCGGTGCGTCGCGCGGCGCTGGCCGAAAGGCGTCGCGGTCGTGGGCGGACCTGTTCGCATGCTGCTGACGGCAGGCGTCCCAGTATCGCGAGACGAGGCGTGATCTCGCTTGGCTGGCGCATCACCGGCGGCCTCGCCGCGGCCGTCGCGATCGGCGGCGGGGGCTATGCGCTCGGCGACAGCGCCGGCGCGAACCGGGTGCTGGCGCGTCACGCGACTGCCACCGCCCGCATCGTTGCCGCAGCTGATCGGATCCGTAGCGCCACCGACAAGCTGGCCGGACAGGCCGCCACCGCTCGCACCGAGCAGGTCACCACCGAAAGGACCATCTACCGTGACGCGATTAAGATCGTCGACCGTCCTGTATTCCAGCGCATTTGCGTCGATGCTGATGGCGTGCAGCTGCTCGACCGTGCCCGCGACAGCGCCAACCGTGGCCTTACCGGCGAGCCTGCTGGCGCCGCCGCCGACGCTTCCCCCGATACCGCGCAACGCTAACGGGACGCTGAGCGGGCAGCAGTGTCTGATCGGGGCGCTGGACCTGTACGGCGTCGCCGGCGGGATCCGGCTGCAGTTGCTCGGTCTGATCGCGGCCGAACAGGCGCGCCAGGCGGGCGCGGACGCCCCTCAATAATTCTCGCATTCCGACCTTCTACCGGGAGCCTTTCTTATGTCGAAGAACATTCCTCCATCCACTGCAGTCAGCGAACTAGCGGCGGCCAAGAGGCGCGTCCGCGAACTCATCGGCACGTGGCGTGACGGCTACATCCCGAAACGGGACATCGAAACCATCCTAGCAGCCTCCGGAGACAGCCAATGATTTCCCTCCTTCTCGCCCTGCAACTGGTCGTCACCGACGTCCCGCTTGATAAGCTGTTCGTGCCGTGCCCAGGCACAACCGACACGTATCGCTACGGTGCAGGAGTGTGCCCCGCACTGCCTTCACCGGCCGCGCCCGTCACACCGCCGGTCAACGCCGTGAGTAAGCCTGGCGTCAACGGCGCGCTCATTGTTCTGAAGGGGGCGCAGTCGGGCATGACGATCGGGCCGGCGCGCGTCACCGCAGGTTATCGCGCCGTCGAGGCCGAGAGCGGATCGAGCCTGCGGGACAGCAGCATCACCGGCCTGACTGCAGTCGTTGAGCGTGACGGCATTCGGCTCCGCGACGCACAGCGCGTGACGATCGAGAACTTTGATCTGCGGATGCGGGCCGAGCTCCAGACGGGCGGCAACCTACCCGAGGGTATCGCGATCACCAGCGGGTCGGGCATCGTCATCCGCAACGGTACGCTATCCGGGTTCCGTATGGTCGAGGTGCCGGGCAAGTATACCAACGGCGACGGTATCGCGACGGAAGGCAAGAGCAGCGGCACGATCACCAACGTCACGTCCAGCATCAACACGGACGGCGGCTACGACCTCAAGGGCACATGGACGCTCGACAACGTAACCGCGGAGGCCAACAGCCGCAATTTCCGGTTCTGGGACAGCATCACGGCTCGCACGATCACCAGCGCCAATCCCGTCCAGGCGCATATTTGGGTGAACGCGACCGGTCCGCAGACCATCGTGATCGACAAACTCATCGCCACCAGCACGACGGATGCGCCAATCCTGCGCGTCGAGAACGACCACCCGGTGTCCATCACGATCAAGTCGTGCGTTCTGGACGTGCCGGCCGGGACCGAGTTCTTATTCAACGCTGGCGGGAACCGGAGCAAGTTCAGCTTCGGTCCGGGGTGCAAGCTGCCATGACCGCCGCCTCTTCCTCAACCTCCGCGAAAACGACTCATGAGTAAGCCGGACAGCTTTTGCCGCCGATTGCTGACCACGGTGCCTTGCGCGCGGGATGTCCGGCCTGACGGACGCGGACCGTGGGACAATGGTCGATCTCGTCCTTACCCATGTTACCAGCTAGGGCGCGAGGTCCTGAGGGTAACGGACTGAACACGGCGAAAGTTGATTATGCTTTTGCCCTCGGCACTCCGCTGACCAACTACCTGAAGGGCGCACAGTCCGGCATGATCACTAGCGACGGCTCAAGCGGAGATCGTACTTGTTCGCCTACCTAAGTTTTTCGCCTTGTGTTCAACAAATTCACTCAAAAACCACGCGGCCACAAAAGAGACAATAACAGCAAGCGCAAGTCCGAGTGCAAACTGTGCTTCGGTTTTTCCACGGAACAGCCAAGCGGCGTAGAACAAAATTGGGAAATGAACCAGGTAAAGGCTGTACGAAACACGGCCTAGCCAAACCAGTGGCGCAGTCGAGAACAACCGGCTCAGCCAGTTCCGACAAACGAGCAATATGATGAGAGCTACCGATGCGCACGCGCTGACCGCATCAACGTCAAGGTAAAGAAGGATGGCTGCGGCAAGTATAATGACCAGCTCTAACTTCCATCCCGGCGAGAACGCAACGCGTCGATCATAATAGAATGCTGCTAGCATCCCGACTGCAAACATTGGAAGGTAAAACGCGGTTATCGCTAGGCTTGTGAGCAGATCAGTTCCAAGGAACAGATGGCCTCCACCCATAATGACCTGAACGCCGAATGAGGCTAGAAGGCCTGTGAATGTTAAGGCCGCAAAAGCCATCCGCTGTTGTTTTGCAATTCTGGCCAGCATTGGGAATAAGAGCGAGAACCGCATCTCGTGGATCAAACTCCAGACGATGGGAAGAACGGTTAAGTTACCTATCCATAACAGAAGGGTGCTTGCTCGAAGCAAGTCTAACCAAACGAACTCTGGAATTGCCCCATTCCAATACCCGCCCAACTCGGCGAACGGTCGCACTTCTATCGCGACCGCAGCCGTAGCAGCAACCGCCAAGGTAACGTAGAATGCAGGATATATTCGGAAGACTCTTCGGGTGACGAAAGACTTGAAAGACACTTCTGGTCGGCCGATTGTGCTCGACATTAGCACGAACCCGCTAAGCACAAAGAAGATGACTACCGCCGGATGACCGTAACGGTGAATTGCCCAGAGCGGCACCGCAAGCGCGGTAAGGGGGTAGGCGTAGAGAAAAAACGCAGCAACGTGGTGTAGCACCACGACGAGTGCCGCCACCCCCCGCAGTGCATCAAGTGCAGGATAATGATTTGAAGCCGGTTTTAAGCTATCCCCTTCGCGCCCCGGAATCGTTGATTCAATCGTCTTAATCACGCAGGCCGCCGGTCTTTGTTTCTTCGATCAGTATCCTGTATCAAAAACCAACGGCGATACTAGGATATTCCCGTTATGGGACGGAGTTTGCGTTTCTCCGGTCATTCAATTTTTCCTGCACGAACCCAGCCGCGATGTTCCGAGCTTTCTTCCAAAGGACGATCCGTGGCGCACCAGTTCGAAATCTCGCTAACCGACTACCTGAAGGGCGCGACGCATCTCACGATTAGCTGCACGTCCATCGCCTAGTGTGGTCAATCGTCGACTATGCTCGCCGCGGATCTGGTCGCGCGCTGGCCGAAGGCGCTGACGCTACGCGATTTTCAAAGGAAGTTGGTCTGCCAGCGGTGCGGGTATCGCGGGTGGTCGGAGATGAGCACGGCGGGGCGGGACTAGGCTTGGTCTGTACCGCACTCAGGCAGGTCCAAGACCCACGTCCCCCGTACCACCGTCGCCTTCACCCCACAGCAGCGCCCCACAGCGCGCAGAAATCGCGCTCACTGTCGGTCCGTCGGCCGTTGGCGCACGTTGCGTATGCGAGATGGTGGACAGCCGGTTGAGCGGCCGCAGTCACCAATCGCCGGTCGCCATGTTGCGCTGCAACAAAACACGACTAACATATGTTTACGACCGAGTGCAGAGCGGATGGCCGCCACCGCACGCTAGCGTCGAGACACGATATGAATACGCCCCCATCCAGTTCCGCCGCATCTTATGTCGTCCATATCGGCGACGGGCGGATCCATCTTTCGTTAGTGAATTCCGAAGCACTGCGTCTGCGAGCGACCGACGCTGTTGATCTGGCAGATCGGTTGCTGGAAGCGGCGGCTTCAATCGAAGGCCAAAGCTCACAGCGGGACTAGCTGCTGTTCGCGTAACCGCCCGCAGTCCGTGCCGCTTAAGCGCCAGGAGACCGAATGAATATCGCCGACGAAATGACCTCCATGCTCGCTGATGCGATCACCGCAAACAGGCGACCAATGCGCTGGCTCTTATCCCGGCTGGCGTTGGAGGAGCTTCGAACGGTGGCCGACGTCGATTTAGGCCACCCAACCAATCCGTACGGCGGTTATATGGGGGTCGCGATATCAGCGGCTCGTCCTGCAAACGGGCTTAATATCGAGCTGATCAGCGAAGTCGGCGACGACACGATAGCTAGAATGACCGTCGCTTTCACGCCGCAACAATAGCCGAACGCGCGCGGGGCCGTCCTTCGGCTGTGGGCACGATCTGCCACTCGTGGCCGGTCTCGTCGCATTTTATCGGCGGCGGCAGGTCGTCGTATTTCATAGGGCCAAGTTGCGACGCCTCATCTCGGCCATTAACAGAATCCGCTCCTCGTTTGGAACGCTGACTACCGCGTGCCAAACTGCCATGACGCCGTCATCCGACATGATTGACAGAAGGCGTTGAAAAGCCTTCATCTTCGGGCACAGCAT